CTTAAATAATTTTATGGGCAGGTATGTCGTCAACCGCAATGTTGATGGACAGGGTGGATATACACTCACAAACAAATACGACTCTCCGTCATTCCTAGCTGAGTTTGGTGACAGCGTAGGTGATGTGATGGAAGAGATCGGGTTTGATGCAACCACCATTGCATCTGTTCTTACTGGCAATCGCGCCTTTTCTTCTGTGGTTAATGAACCAATAGAACCTGTGATGATTGCCACTACTGAGACATTGGACAACTACATTCCTCGCCCTCGCCCCGATTGGTTTGAGCGCAATGACATAGAGCCTTCATTCCCTAGCGGCCCTATGGATGATGAGCGCAAAGGATTCTTTGATATTGCAATGGAAGCACTCTTTCCATCAGCACAAGCTGATGAATTAGATTTGGATTACATAAAAGGCTTGGAAAAAACTAAAATCATTTCGCCTGATCAGGCAATGGGCGTTGCTCAAACTGGCAATGTATTAACTGGTGGGCTGAACAAATTTGAAGCTGAAATTATGCACGGCACTGAAGTGCCATCAATTCTAGATTTTGTTTCACCATTTGGGAGCAGTAAAAACTAATGGCACCAAAGACACCAGCATGGACAAGGAAAGCAGGCAAGAACCCCAAAGGTGGTCTCAACGCCAGAGGTCGCGCCTCTTACAAAGGCGGCAAACTCAAAGCCCCCGTAAAGTCCGGTGACAATCCAAGACGTGCTTCTTTTCTGCAGCGCATGGGCAACATGAGAGGCCCAGAGCGTGACAGCAAAGGGCGTCCCACACGCCTGCTTCTCTCCCTTCGGGCGTGGGGGGCATCCTCAAAAGCGGATGCAGTAAGAAAGGGAAAAGCAATTAGCAAGAGGAACAAAGCCAATGCCTAACGTAGCCGGAAAGAAATTCCCTTACACAGCTAAAGGTAAAGCAGCAGCAAAGAAGGCCGCAGCTAAAAAGCCACAGATGTCTAACCCTAAGCTGCGCAGGAAAAAGTAATGCCTGATAATTGGGGTGGTGGATATAGCAGCACTGGCAGCGGTAGATCGTCAAGATCTGGCAGCCGATCAAGCTATGGAGAACGTGGTCGTGGTTCACCAAGAGATACAAGGGCGAGAGATTTCTCTCGTCCTCAGCCTACAAGCCGTCCAAGCAATCAGCCTGCATCAGCTACCAGAGGTGGGCCAACCAATCGCACGCCGATAGGAAAGTCAGCACAGCAGGCTGTTGTTATGAACAATGCAGTCAAGAATGTGCAAGACCGCATAGATCAGCGCAACAATCCAAAGACACTGATGGAAATCATCGCGCGTCCTATGGCATTTAATGTTTTGGACACAGTGAGTGATTTCTTTGCTGAAAGAATTATTCGTGATCTGAGGGCTGGTGGCACACCTGTTTACGACAAGGATGGCAATGTAACTGGATCGCGCAATGAGAGTGGATCATTGACAGGGCGTGACCCTGTTGCAGATGCAGCAGCAGCCATGACGAAACGTGCATCTGGTGACAATGACAAACCATCAGACAATGTTGCCTCTCAACCTGCCCCTGCCCCTGATGCGGAACTTGCTGCTGCTGATGGTACACGCAGATCATTGATTCCTCTGAACAGACGCAGAAGCAGTGCAAATGCCAGAGGGTCAGGTCGCAGGTCATTCTTAACATAGGAGATTGTCATGGCAGTAAACGCAGCAGGTAATTACACCAAGCCTACAATGCGCAAGAGCTTGTTCAATAAGATCAAGGCTAGTGGCAAGGGCGGCAGACCGGGCCAATGGTCGGCGCGTAAAGCCCAGATGCTTGCTAAACAATACAAAGCCAAGGGTGGTGGATACCGTGGCTAGGGCAAAGTCACAACGCAGCCTGATGAATTGGACAAAGCAGAAGTGGCGCACCAAGTCTGGCAAGCCATCAACGCAAGGTCCGAAAGCAACTGGTGAGCGTTACCTGCCATCAGCAGCAATTAAGAATATGTCCTCTTCACAATATGCAGCGTCTACAGCCAAGAAGCGCAAGGACACCAAAGCTGGCAAACAGTTTTCCAAGCAGCCCAAGGGCGCGGCTCAAACAGCAAAGCGATACAGATGAGTTTCTTACACACCTTGAAGATCGAAGAGCGGCAGGTGCTGCGTAAGATTGTGAAGCAAGTTCACTTCAAGCATTACCCAAGAGAGTTCTGCACCGACTATGAGGCAGACAAGATGATAGCTGTCATCGGTCCTGAGACTGTTGAGCGTCTAATCAAAGTCGGTAAGGACATGAAGGTTAATGAAGTTTAAGTACAAGCCGGATGGGGAGATACTTAAATCCTTTATGAAGGACGATACATTCTTCCGAGGCATCCGCGGCCCAGTTGGCTCTGGCAAGTCAGTGGGTTGTTGCGTTGAGGTGTTTCGCCGTGCATTGGCTCAAAAGCCTAATGAGGATGGCAAGCGCAGAAGCAGATGGGCAATCATCCGTAACACCAACCCTCAGCTTAGAACAACTACAATCAAGACTTGGCTCGACTGGTTTCCAGAGAATGACTGGGGCAAGTTTCTCTGGTCGGTGCCTTACACGCATCACATTAAAAAGGGTGACTTAGACCTTGAAGTAATCTTCCTAGCCCTTGACCGTCCCGAGGATGTTAAGAAGCTCTTGTCGCTGGAGCTTACTGGCATTTGGATCAATGAGGCTAGGGAGATACCTAAGTCAATCATCGATGCCTGCACTATGCGTGTTGGGCGTTTCCCTTCTATGCGTGAGGGTGGGCCAAGCTGGACAGGCGTTATCGCTGACACCAATGCGCCAGAAGAAGATCACTGGTGGCCCATTATGTCTGGCGAGGTTCCTATCCCTGATCACATCAACAAGGATGAGGCCAAGATGCTGGTCAAGCCTGACAACTGGTCGTTCTATACGCAGCCAGCAGGCATGCGAGAAATTAAAGAAGAAGATGGCGGCATCAAAGAATACAAGCCGAATGATGAAGCTGAAAACCAGAAGCACATGCTGGACAGCTATTATCCAAACCTAATCCAAGGTAAGGGCAAAAGCTGGATTGATGTGTATGTGATGAACCGTCTTGGCTCAATCCAAGATGGCAAGCCTGTTTACAATATGTTTGCCTTTGATCAGCACGTTGCTGATGAGGAAATACCAGTAGCAGATGGTATGCCTGTGTTTATTGGTATCGACTTTGGGCTGACCCCTGCTGCTGTGTTTGGGCAGAAGGTGCGTGGCAGGTGGCTTATCCTGCAAGAGATTGTGGCATTTGATATGGGCATTGTTCGCTTTGCTGAACTACTGCGCCAAGAGATTGCAGTGCGTTATGCCAACTGTGAGATAAATATCTTTGGTGATCCTGCTGGTGACTTCCGCGCACAGACTGATGAGTCTACCCCGTTTCAAGTCTTGCGCGGTGCTGGATTGATGGCACGCCCTGCCCCAAGCAATGATGTATCTCTGCGTCTTGAGTCTGTCAGCAGCACCCTTACACGCATGATAGAGGGGCAACCAGGATTTTTAGTTGATCGCAGATGCAAGGAGTTGATCAAAGGTTTTGAGGGTGGCTATCAGTATCGCCGCATACAGGTGTCGGGGGAGCGATATGATGACCGCCCTGATAAAAATCGTTTCTCTCATATCCATGATGCACTGCAATATTTGATGCTGGGTGCAGGTGAAGGCAGGCAGGTATTGGGGCATGGCTCTCAGTCTCAAGCCTTTCAAGCTAAGCGCAGCTACGATGTATTTACCAGACAACCAAAACAACGCAGGCAAGGATTGTGGGCAAGAATGTAATTTTGTGCGTTGTCTTGCATTAATGCATTACAGTAAGAGGGAATCATGTGTGTATTTCAATCACCAAAGATGCCTGCCCCTGATCCGTCTATCGAACAGGATCGCAAAGATCGCATGGCTCAGGAAACTGCCGAGGCACGCCGCAACCGTGACATGGCATTGGAAGAGACAGTTCAGCGCAAAAAGAAAGGTGTAGGCAAACGATCACTGCTAACAAGTTCTAGCGGTGGCATCGGATACTACAATCAGTATAAATAATGCATGACGGCATAGCCAAAACCTATCTGCAGCGATATGAAAAAGCACGCTCTCACAGGCTTTTGTTTGAGAGCTTGTTTGATGAGTGTTACGAGTACGCGCTGCCACAGCGCGAGGGCTTTACCAAAACATCGGCAGGGCAACGCAGGGATGATCGTATCTTTGACGAGACTGCTGTTGTTGGTGTGCAGGAATTTGCATCACGCTTACAGAATGGCATCTGCCCAAACTTTGCACGATGGGCTGACTTTATTGCTGGCTCCGAGGTAGATAAATCACAAGCTGAAGCTATCGATAACGAACTTGATGAAGTTACCGAATATGTCTTTGAGATAATACAGAACTCAAACTTCGGTCAGGAAGCGCATGAGAGTTTCCTTGATCTGGCAGTTGGCACTGGGTGCCTACTTGTTGAAGAAGGTGACGCGGTAAATCCTGTGCGCTTCAACGCTGTGCCACTGCCACAGATTGTATTGGAAAACGGGCCAGATGATCGCATCGATCACGTTTATCGTGAGCGTGAGTTGCGTTGTAAAGATCTGCCTATTGCTTACCCGAAAGCCATCTTGCCGCCTGTGATTACAGACAGAATGATGAACTCACCAGATAGAAAGGTGAAGATCATCGAGGTTGTCTGTCGTCTGTATGACAAACCAAATGTCGAGCGTAATGGGTTTTACGTTATCGAAAAAGAAACCAAGGAGCTAATTCATCAGGAGGTTTTAGAAGGTGCTGGGTCAAATCCTTTTGTTTGCTTCCGCTGGTCGAAAGCAGCAGGGGAAGTCTACGGACGCGGCCCACTGGTTAATTCGCTTAGCGCAATCAAAACAACCAACCTCACAATCGAACTTGTCCTTGAGAATGCGCAAATGGCGATCTCTGGAATTTACCAGATGGACGATGATGGAGTGATTAACACTGACAGTATCAATCTGGTTCCCGGAACGATCATTCCAAAGTCACCGACATCTAATGGGTTGCAGCCTATCCGTGCTGCTGGTTCGTTTGATGTGGCAAACCTTATCCTGTCTGACATGCGCAATAACATTAAGCGTGCGCTGTATAATGATATGCTGGGCGACCCTAATAGAACACCTGCTACAGCTACAGAAGTTGCAGAACGGATGGCTGATCTATCCCGCCGTATAGGTTCTGCTTTTGGCCGACTCCAAGCAGAGTTTATTCAGCCCGTTCTGCAACGCGTTGTTTACATTCTAAAGAAGCAAGGACGCATTGATATCCCTACGCTCAATGGGCGTGAGGTTAAGGTTCGTTCTGTTTCTCCTCTAGCCCAAGCGCAAGCTAATCAGGACATAACATCTGTTGATCGTTTCCTTGAATTGGTTGGCATGCGCTTTGGCCCACAAATGGTAAACCTACTTGTTTCATCTGAGGAAGCGGCAGCATATCTGGCTAAGAAGTTTGGCGTTCCTGACATGCTGATAAGAGACTCAGCAGAGCGTGAGCAAATTGTCCAAGCTATGCAAGAGATGCAACAGATGCAGCAGCAGGCAGCACCTCCACCAGAAGGTATGTAATGCCAAAGATTAAACTGGATGGCTTTATGCGATCCGATGCAGAGGATGATCGCATCTCTCTTGAGATTGCTTCATTGTTTGCCACCCCTACAGGTCAATCCGTATTGAAACATTTGCGCTCTATCACGATTGAAACCGTGACAGGTGCCAATGTTTCTGACGCTGAACTCCGTCATTTGGAGGGTCAGCGGTATCTTGTCGGTCTTATTGAGCGGCGTATCAAACATGCAGAAAAGGTAAAAGTTAATGGATGAAGCAGATAATGTGGAAGTAGCCGAGACTACAGAAGCACCTGTAGATGCACGCCCTGAGTGGTTGCCTGAGAAATTCAACTCACCAGAGGATTTGGTTACGTCTTACTCAAACCTAGAAAGCAAGCTGGGCAAGGGTGAAGAAGAACTACGCAAAACAATTACCGAAGAATTGCATCAGGAAAAGTGGGCTGATCGTCCTGCAACTGTTGGTGACTATCAACTGCCTGACTCAGTAGATGAGCAGGAAGCTGTTGGTAACGAGTTGCTTGATTGGTGGGCAGGACATGCTTTTGAAAACGGATATGGGCAGGAGATGTTTGCCAAAGGCATTGAGATGTATACGAATGCAATCAATGCGCATCTGCCAGATCTTGATGCTGAGAAGGGTAAGCTAGGCGAGAATGCTGATGCCCGTATCGAAGCTGTGCAGCTTTGGGCTGGTAAGTTCTTTGATGAAGGACAGCTTGAAGCATTAGAGCGTCTTGGCGAAACAGCCACAGGCATTGAGGTGCTTGAGAAAGTAATGGGCGTTATTAACTCTACTGGCGTTGCTGGCAGTGTCGAGTCTGCGGCTCAACTCAATGAAGCAGAGCTTAGATCAATGATGCTGGACCCAAGATATCATCAGCAAGGAAAGCGTGACCCAGCCTTTATCAAGCAGGTGCAGGATGGTTTTGCGCAACTTTACAGGTGAAGGCCAGTATAACGAATTGACGATTGTCAAAGCTGACGTTCAACATGCTGGTGAGTTACAGCATAAGCTGCGCAACAGTGACATTCGTGAATGTTTAATTAATGGTGCAACGCCGTGGCGTGCGTTGCATCAACCTCTCGGCATCCAAGGTGCTGAGACATATGCTGTGACTACAGGCGTTAGAACCATAGCAATGTTTGGCACTGTGCCTATAACGGAAAGTAATGAATGTTGTGCATCTATATGGATGCTTGGTAGCGAATATCTATATGATCACTTTCGTACTTGGGTGCGCATTACTGGCCCAGTGTTTGATTACTTTCTAACCAAGTACGATATTCTCGAAAACATAGTCCCTGTTGAACATACCGATACGATAAAACTTCTGAGTATGTCGGGCTGTTTCTTTTCTTCTACTCCCACAATTGTAAATGGCTATGCATGTTTAAGATTTGTGCGTTGTGTCGATCATATCACCGTGTCATTTGAGGAAGATGAAAGGCCCGCATCTAACTGATGGCCCGCAAGGATAACCATGTGACGAGCGAAGCGGATAACCCTGATCGTTGTAACTTTTAAATCGAGGACTTAAAAATGGCGTCTAGCATTGATACCGCCTTTATTAAGCAGTTCGAGTCCGAAGTACACATGGCTTATCAGCGTATGGGTTCTAAACTGAAGAACACCATCCGTAATAACAATGTGTCTGC